GCTTATTTCTGCTTTAGGTAGAAAGCGTCTAACCACATGCGCCGCGTAGTCAGACGCTCCAGGCTGTACCCTCTTAAACAGTTCGTTATATCCACTAGGATACTTTGCTGTCTGTGTTGCTTTAATTATACTCTTCAAATCAGCGTCTCCAGCTTCACTTAAACCTCCCACTACTCTGTGGTGTGTTATTAACTTGTGTAAGACGGCCCCATCAACACTGAAGTGTACACTGATCCTGTCCACTAGTATGCTTTCTAGCCTGTCCACCATTCCTGTGTCACCACCTCTTGCTCGTAATGCTTGACACCTATCCATTGTTGCCGACACTAATTCACGCACGTCGTTAGGTTCAGCAGCCTCTGTACGACCGTGCACCAGTGTAGAGACGCCTCTAGCTAAGTACTGTGCTCCGTTACCACTGAGATGATCCACTCTTAGAAACTCGCCTATGGCACCTAGAAAACACTTGCTGGCTTGAATCCGTACCCCGCTCGAGACTAAGTTCTTGTTCAACTTCAACACTTGAGACAGGTTATCCACGCTCACCAAAGCATCGTCTCCGTTGTGAATAGCTCTATCACGCAACTCACCAGCGTTGTAGTCAAAATATATAGCGTTCAACACTGAATTGACAAACGAAGTGAGCCTCCAGCCAGACATTAAGGTCCCATTGGTCTTATAATTTCCTTGCTTGTCTATGACAGTAGTAGAGAATGTACTATTGGCAACCCACACTATTGCTTTGGCTTGCTCTGGGTGTAGGTGTCCGCGAAACACATCTAGGTACGCCAACAACACAGCCTGCATCGCTTCGTTAGAATGTTGAGAATTAAAATCCTCGTAGTCCAGACAGTATTGCGTACCCCGCTTTAGCAAGTTTTTGACGGTCTTATGTACAGCCTCAGACTCTGCCGCTTTGCCTATTGGAAATCGTGAATCTAATGTTCGTTCACAACCAAAGAATCCGAAAGCTGAGATCACAAAACCTGTTAGGTCCGTGCCATAGATGGCGCGCTCTTTGCCCCATTCATACTTCACTGACGGCCACGCTAATATTTCAGGCTCACGTTCGATATAATATTCAAAAGGTTTGCTTTCGGTT